TTTTACTGGACTTGTTCACCAAACTGAGTTTACTGATTATGAAACAATTAAAAAGACTCTAAGAACTGGTGATACTCTTAAAGTATATGTAAAAGATATTACATCAAAAGGTGGTCAAATTAGAATAGTTCTTACTCTAAATGCAGACAGCGTAAATACTGAAAAACTAGCATGGCAACAACTTAGAGAAAAAACTGAATCTAGAAGTTTTGCATATAATGTAGATGCTAGAAAAAATTCTATCTCAATTGATATTGATGGAGAGAATTATGAAGTGACACTAAAGAGAAAAGATCTTGAAAAAAACTTAAATAAATTCCCATACGTTAAAGTTTCTAAGGTAGATATCTTAAATAAGAGCCTAAAATTTGAATTTGTTGAGGACATGGAAAATTAATTTTTCAAAAGAGTTCTCATCTAAATACAGTCAAGATAAATAATCAAGAACTATACCAGTTCAATCTAGATTAAGAAGGTAATATTAAAAAATTAACAATTAGCGACGCTGATAGTATTAGCTTCGCTGTCTAAAAAAACAAGTAAGAGTATGGCAAGTTCCCTTTTTACAGAGCGGATAGAATATAAACCATTTGAATATCCAGTATACTATACTGATGGTTGGCTGTTGCAGGCACAAGCTTTTTGGCTGCACACTGAGATTTCAATGCAAGGAGATATTAAAGACTGGAATGAAAATTTAACACCAGCTGAAAAAAACCTAGTTGGTAATATTCTTTTAGGTTTTGCACAAACTGAGTGTGCAGTCAGTGACTATTGGACTGGCATGGTTACTCGGTGGTTTCCTAAATATGAAATCAAACAAATGGCAATGATATTTGGTTCGCAAGAGACGATCCATGCAGTCGCCTATTCTTATCTAAATGAAACTCTAGGTTTAGATGATTTTAAAGCATTTATGCATGAACCTACAATTGCTGCTAAATTTGAATTTTTATTATCTACCTCTAACGAGTATACCCATATTGATCTAGCTAATTCATCAGATGCCCGTAGAGATGTGGCAAAGTCACTTGCTATATTTTCCGCATTTGCTGAAGGAGTATCCCTCTATTCGTCCTTTGCTGTCCTATATTCTTTTCAAATGAGAAATTTATTAAAAGGAATCGGTCAGCAAATGAAATGGTCAGTTAGGGATGAATCACTTCACTCTAAAATGGGTTGCCAGTTATTTAGACATATGTGTGATGAATATCCAGGACTTAGAGAATCTGTTCAAACACAAGTAGAAGAAGCTGCAGTCTTAATGGTAGATATGGAGCTTACTTTTATTGATAAAATGTTTGAACTTGGAGATCTTGAGAATCTTAAAGCAGAAAACCTTAAGGACTTTATTAAAAAGAGAGCAAATGAAAAACTAAACGAATTAGGATACACATCTATTTTTCATTATAATGAAGACTCAGCATCAGAACTTGACTGGTTTTATCATCTTACTGGTGGAGTTACGTGGACCGATTTCTTTTCTATTAGGCCAACCGATTATGCCAAAGCAGGAGAAAATGAAAACTGGTCAGAAGACGAACTCTGGTAAATTAAACAAATATTAAAGAATAATTAAAGGAAATGGAAGAAAATGAAATGAATCACGGCGAATCTCTAGGTTGGGAAATCGGTGTCCACTTTCCAGTATGGGCAAATACTGAAGTATACGTTAAAACAGTGTCAAAGGGTTACTTACTTGATGGTGAAACACCAAAGGACGCATACTGGAGAGTTGCAAGTTCTGTTGCAAAAAGACTACGTAAGCCGGAACTTGCATCTAAGTTTTTTGACTATATGTATAGAGGCTGGCTAAATTTAGCCACGCCAGTATTTTCAAACACTGGAACTGAGAGAGGGCTGCCAATCTCTTGTTTTGGAATTGATGTAGCTGATTCTATTGCAGACATTGGAGGAAAAAACTTAGAACTTATGCTCCTAGCTAAACATGGAGGAGGAGTTGGTGTAGGTGTAAACCAAATACGCCCAGCCGGTTCTACTATTTCTCAAAACGGTACATCAGATGGACTTGTTCCATTTTGTAAAATATACGATTCATCTGTTCTTGCAACAAACCAAGGAAGTGTTCGTAGAGGAGCAGCTTCAGTAAATATGGATATTGAGCATGGTGACTTTTGGGATTGGCTTGAAATTAGAGAGCCTAAAGGAGATGTAAATCGCCAATGTATGAACCTACACCAATGTGTAGTAGTTTCTGATGATTTTATGCAAAAGTTAGAACAAGGAGATAAAGAAGCTCGGCGTAGATGGACTGCTGTCCTAAGAAAACGTAAATCTAGTGGTGAACCATATATTATGTATAAAGGAAATGTCAATCGCCAAAACCCTGAAGCGTATAAAAAGAATGGCCTTAAGGTTTACATGACAAATATTTGTAGTGAAATTACTCTGCATACAGATGAAAATCACTCATTTGTTTGCTGTCTATCCTCCCTAAATCTTGCAAAATATGAAGAGTGGAAAGATACTGACCTAATCTACACGGCCACCTGGTTTCTAGATGGAGTTCTTGAAGAGTTTATCCAACGAGCAAAATATATGAGAGGCTTTGAAAATTCTGTTCGATCTGCTGAAAAAGGTAGAGCTCTTGGTTTAGGAGTATTAGGTTGGCATACTTATTTACAAAATAAAAATATTCCGTTTGATTCCCTACCAGCTCAATTTGAGACCAGAAAAATATTTTCACAGCTTAAAATAGAGAGTGAAAGAGCAAGTAGAGATATGGCACGGGAATATGGCGAACCCCTATGGTGTGTTGGTACCGGCATGAGAAACTCTCATCAACGTGCAGTTGCACCAACTGTCTCAAATTCTAAACTTTCCGGTAATGTTTCAGCCGGTATTGAACCATGGGCAGCAAATGTTTTTACAGAACAAACAGCTAAAGGAACGTTTATTCGTAAGAACCCATCACTAGAAAAAGTACTTGAGAAGTTAGGATATGATACTAAAGAAACATGGGATCAAATCCTTTTGGATGGAGGATCTGTGCAGGATCTAGAATTTATGGATAATTATAGAGTAAAATTGGGAGAAACTGGAAATCCTATTACCCTAAGTAAATTTAATAGACTTCCAGAAATAGACAAGTCTAGTTATATCCCATTAAAGGATGTATATCTTACTTTTAAAGAATTAAATCAATTAGAATTAGTTCGTCAAGCTGGAATACGTCAACAATACATTGACCAGTCAGTTTCTTTAAACTTGGCCTTTCCTACTGAAGCTGAGCCTAAGTTTATCAATCAGGTACACCTAGAAGCATATCAGTCTGGAATTAAGACTCTGTATTATATGCGAACTGAATCAGTATTACGTGGAGATATTTCAGCTAGAGCAATGACCGATTGTTTGAGTTGTGATGGCTAGGCACCAAATAAAAATAAATACTGGAGCAGCAAAATACTTTTGCTGCTTTTTTGTTTAGATAAATAATAAAAAATCTTTTTTCATGCTTAGTTTCGATCAATTTATAAATGAAAGTAAAGATCATGAATTTGAATCTATTGAAAAAGGTGATATCGTTAGATATGACGCTACTCGATATGAAGTAGAAAAAGTCAATAGTGGTTCAATCGTTCTTGCTAGTAAACGTAATAGTGTTAAAGTTAATAAGAACATGTGGAACCAGCGTAATGGAAAAATATTAGAAAAAAAGAAAGACTCTAAGAAAGATGAAAAATAAGCATATTCGTAAATATTCTGAGTTCTTAATAGAACAAGATATGGGAATGCCGCCTGTTCCGGGAGCTCCAGGTGCAGTAAAGAAGCCAATTGACTATAAATTTTTATTTATGACTGGCTCAGATGATGCAGGAAATAATCGTCGAAAATATCCAGATGGAAGTATTGTAATTGAATATCCATGTTACTCAATTAATGCTGAAAAATTAAAAGCTTGGATTCAGGAAAATATAATAGGTTCAGATAAAAATAAATTAAATAAACCTGAGATTGAAGTTCGTCAAAAGAGTTTAGAAGATATTGTTAAAGGTGATCGTGTAAATATTTCAAGTGAAGACCTACCATTTATTGAAAAATTAAAAAATGCATCTGCTGCTAATCTAATAGCTAAATCTTTACCTGATGTCACAGTTGTCTTTACTAACAATATGCCTACTACTGAAGATATCGATGTAACCTTCATAAAACACAAAAAGTAATGCTTAAGTCATTTAGTGAATTTATAAACGAAAACATGGATCAAAAATCTCAATTTATTAAGGAGATTACTCAAATCTTAATTGAGAAATTACGTACCTCTAACCTAGAAGAAAGTACAGAATACTCTATTTTTTCCGGTATGGAGTTTAAAGAACCATTTATGTTTGATTTAATTTTAAATGTACGTAAAGATACTTCTCCAAATTTAGAAGAGGACTCTCATTTTAACAGTTTACCTTGGGAAAAAATAAATTTTGATCGTTTAGGATATAGTATAGACGCTAACACTCGAATGAATAAATCTAAAATAAAAATTCCAAAGATAACTTTTCATATCATATTAAATCCAAAGGAGGAGCCTATTCTCTATAGTAAACTATATTATCGACTAATTGATATTTTAACCCATGAAACTAATCACCTAGATCAATTAGGCATTAATCGTACTCCATTTAATACTCATGTGAGTGATAAAATGGAGAGAACTAATGCTAAAAAGAGTTACAAATATTTTTTATTAGGTGATGAAATAGAATCAATGGTTGAAGGAATGTATGCAAGCTCAAAAGTACAAAATATTCCATTAGATCAAGTATTTGATAATTACCTAATTCCTTTTATTCAGACTAAGTATATAAGTAAAGATGAATATCTACAAGTTATGAAAGCTTGGGTTACTCAAGCATTAAACATTTATCCCGATGCTATCTTTTCAAGTAAAGTAGACTATATAGTCAATTCAATTTAAGAACCAATTCATCATTTTTAGTAAAATACTATTAAAAGTATTTAATATGAACAATTTTGAAAAATTAAAAGCAGAAATAGAAGCAGCTCAAGCTGCAATTTTTGCACCAATCAGTTCCCTTATTTCAGCAGCAGAAGATGATGCAGATAAGTATTATGGAAAGGGAGTAAAAAGCGCTGGTAACAGACTTAAGAAAAAGATGCAAGAAATTCGCAAAGCAATTAAACATCCAATCGTTAAAGCTGAAATGACTAAAATTCAAGAAGGAGCTAAAAATCTTCGTCAATCTTTAACTGATGAGATCTTAGCAAAGTAAAATTTCATTTTCTTAAAATATCTAAAAATGCCTCTTTTTGAGGCATTTTTTTATTTATTTAAAACTTTTTAAGAATTCACTAGTACAAGATTATAAAAATAACACAAAAATTATGACAGATTTTTTTGATTTACCAGAAGATGGCTTCACTAAGAAACCTCAAGCTGGTACCGGTAAAAGAGTAGATCCGAACGTTTATGATCCGGATCCAAACGCACACAATGGTTCGTATAAGTCGGTTTTCCGATTTATTCCTTATGTGTTCGACAAAACAAAAAGCAAGTACACTAAGTACACTGCTAAATTTTGGAATCCTTTAACTAAGGAATCCTTAATTATTGATTGTCCATCAAATGTTGAAAAACCTTCAATCCTATGGACAATGGAATCAGTTCTTCGTTCTTTGAAAAAAGAGGAACCTGAAATTGCTGAAGAAATTAGTAGAAACTTCTCAAGATGGAGTACTAACCATTCAGCAGTTTACATCAAGAAAGATCCACAAAGACCTGATCTTGAAGGGACGATCAAAATCTTTAAATTTAGAAATCAAATTGGTATGCTAATCGACCAATTAGTAAACCCTGAAGAATTAGATGGATTTTCAACGAGCAAAAAAGTAAACCCATATCACCTACTTGAAGGAAAGGATTTACTTTGTGTCGTTGGTAAAAAGACAAAGGACTTTAGAGATTGGTCTAAATGTAAATTCATGGATGAAGTTACGCCATTAGTATTTAAAATTGGTGATACTCAAGTACAGGTCAAAAATGATGAAAAATCAATTAAGCTTGTAACCGAGTTCATGACAAAGAATACTCCAAAAATGGATGAATATTTCCACCAAGATTGGACAGAAGAAACTTTCAATAAAGTAGCTGAGGCAATTGTTGCAGCAGTTCCTCAAAGAGAAGTTCTTGAGATGATTCTTGAAAGAAGTAAGGATGCTGGAATGAATGAGTTAATTCGTTCTAAAATGAAACCTGGAAAATCTAATGCACCAAAAGCTAGTGTAAATGATGACTTAGAGTTTTCAAGTACCCCAGCTCAATCAGTGCCAAAAAAAGAAGCAGACACAGTTTCTTCAACTGATTCAGATGATGAATACGATTCACTATTCTCAAACTTGTAAAAATAATCTATATTAATTATGGAAGAAAATAAAGAAGCTCAAGTTTCTCTTGAAAAAGATAAAAATCAAGCTGGAGAACAGTCTCCTCAAAATATTTTATTTGGTTCAATTACGTATGCCGATGATACTGCATACGAGGATTTTATATCTAGTATGAATATTAGCCAAGCTCTTTTTGTCTTAATTGCATCTGCTAATTATTGTCAAGCCAAGGGAGGATTTAATTTATTAGAGTCTGAAACTCTTTCTGCTGCAATTAGAGCAATTCGTAAAACTAGTGAAAGAACTGATACGGCGGATAAAAAATAAAAAATTAACATGGACTTAATTATTGACGGAAACGCTTTTATTAATGTCGCAATAAGCGTCACTAAGTCACTATCTACTAAAGATAAGAGAACTGGTGATGCTTATTATGTTAATGATATATTTAATGATGACGGTTTTATTTTAAAGGAACACGTAAGAGTAACATTTAGAAATTTTTGTTTTACCTACCTAAATTCTCTAATTGCCCCAATCTCGTCTAGTCCAGAAAGAGTACACATTGTGTTTGACTCAGCAAGTTGGAGAAAAGAGTATACAAATGAATTTTTTAAAAATTCAGATTTCAAGACTACCTCTGCACCGACTGAGTTTAAATATAAGGGCACTCGTAAATACGATGACCATCAATATCTTTTCTTTGATTATTTCCAAAATATAATCATGGCACCATTAGTTGCTAAATCTGGAATTAATCAATATAAATTTAAAGGTACTGAAGGCGACGATATCATTGCATATTTATGCGACGTTTTAAAATGCGACATCCTAGTCTACACAGTAGACCAGGATATTAAGCAAACTACTGGGATCACTGATAAAAACGTACTTGTAATAACGCCAAAACAAATGGCTAAAACCAAGAGACTTTTTGTTCCATCTCAATTAATCCCTACCGTTGCTAGTGAAGAAGTCGACAATTTCTTCTCACTAAGTGACAACCATATTACTGGAGCAACTATTGAAAAAACTATCTCTAACCTAATCAACAAAGACTATGTAGAGTACAAAGTAGATTTTGTTGATGAAGTACTAAGTAAAATATTATTAGGCGACAAGTCAGATAATATTCCAAAAATTACAAGTGTTACTCCAACCAAAGCTAAAAAAGTAATTGCTGCAATTCACGATAAGTTTGGAGATTCAGTTATTTCTCAACTCGATGATCTAAATGAAGAGGTAATTTCTAATATTGTTTCAGAAATACAAATTGTCAATAAAATTAAAGATCAGGATAAAATAGATGAGATCAGGGAACACTTACTATTTAATATTAAGTTAACTCGTCTCTCAATCAAAGTTTTTCCAGATGAAATCAGAGAATCACTAGTTGAATTTTTCAAGTCATATAACATGACAA